ATTGCACCATCATCAGCAATCGTTACAGAACTATTCTGTACAATTTTACCAGTTGTGCTGTCAAACCTTGTGATTGCATTGTCTGTTGAAGAAGCTGGGCCAGTTACATCACCCGCACCAGCAGGAGTAGACCAAACACCATCACCACGCCAAAACGTAGATGCAGATGCAGATGTTCCGCTATTCAAATTTGTAACAGGTAGGTTGCCTGTAACACCTGTAGAAAGAGGTAAGCCTGTCGCATTGGTCAATGTTGCACTTGTTGGTGTTCCTAAGATGGGAGTTACCAAAGTAGGTGATGTTGCGAATACAGCAGAGCCAGTTCCAGTTTCGTCAGTTAATGCCGCAAGTAAGTTTGCAGAAGTAAATGATCCTAAAGACGTTGCATTGCCAACTGAAGTGACTGCGCCTGTTAAGTTAGCGTTTGTTGTAACTGTTGCCGCATTGCCTGTTGTGTTTTGATTAAATGTTGGAAAAGAAGTTAAACTTGCCGCAGACCCTGTAGGTGCAAGCACATCTGTACCAATTACCAAACCTAAGTTAGTACGAGCGTTTGCGGCTGTTGAAGCACCTGTTCCACCATCCGCTACTGTGATGTCTGTGATACCTGTTACAGAACCACCAGTAATTGCTACGCTAGAGGCCGCTTGTGTGGCAATAGTGCCTAAACCTAAGTTAGTTCTAGCATCAGCCGCAGTAGATGCACCAGTACCGCCATCAGCAACCGCTAAATCGGTAATGCCAACAATCGTACCGCCAGTAATTGCGGCAGCAGAGTTATCTGTCTTAGTCGCAACAGCAGTAGCGATATTGTTGTACTCAGTGTCAATCTCAGTACCTTTGACAATCTTTAAAGGATTGCCAGGCGATAAGTTGTCTTTAGTCGCAAAGTTAGTGGTTTTGGTGTAATTACTCATGGTTTACCTCTTAGGCCATTTTGCCATCTTTGGCTTGAATTTCAATCTTTTGAAGGGATAACTGTGTGCCGTTAATGGTTGTTTCATAACCAGTTTGTACAATCTTACCCGCACCAGATGCGTTTGCTCTCAATGTTTTAATTGGGATGCCACTTGTGTATTCAGCAATGTTGTACTCAGCAGTTCCATATTCATAAGAAACTTGCGTAGGAATATAAATGTTTTGGGCTTGGTAAGCACCAGAATAATCAAAGCCCCAATTGATAGTTAAGAACTGGTTTGAGCCACCAATCACAATAGCTGAAATAGTCTTTAAAACAGAAATTTGATTAGGGTTGCCAAGGTCAGCATTGTTTGTGTAGTACGCAAATCGGTACGTTGTTGTGTCATCTATGTAACCGCCATACTTACCAATAAAGCCAGTTTTACCAATTAACAAGTCACCATTACGCAAAGAACGTAAAGCAGTTGGTGCAATAGAGTCCCATTTGGTTACACGGGAAGCACCATCTTGTAAAGATTGTTTGGTATCAAAGCAATAAACTTGGAAAGTAGCGGGTAAAACTAGCAGATAAAAGGCTTCTTTTTCTGAGTAAACAGACTTCAGATTAGCCAATGTTTCGCCAAGTAATGATGAATTTAGGTCAAAACGCACGTTTTTAGACAAGTCTCTCAGGGGCGCAGACTTCTCTTGGATTGTCCTCATCAGTGAGCGAACACCTGAATCAGACAAGAAAATCACATCAGAACCAACGCTTTGAATGGTGTCTCTAGCAATACACCCAATAGAGCCAATTGTGTCGGATAGAACCAAGGATGCAGGGGTAGAAGCACCAGAATAAACAAGAATTTGTCGTTTACCAAAGATAAACAAGAAATCATTGTGAGCTGCCAAGCCCATCACTTCATCAGCACCATTAGGCCAAACCCGTGACACATCTAATGAGCCTGAAGTGCCACCACCCCAAACATGACCTGCGATCAGATCAGAGAAGGTAACTGTTACTTTGTCGGAAGATGTATTAGCCACCCATAGGCGACCAAAAGCTGAAATAGCAATGTTGGCAGAAGGCACAGAACCTACATAGCCTGTTTTCTCAGATACCCGTCTAAATGTTGTTATGCTAACAGCGGGGTCATAAATGAGTGGATCGTGACCCGTTTGGAAGAAATAGGCAATCCCATTCAAAGAAGCGGTTTGCCAGTTAGAAGCAGTAATAGTAGGAGCAGTGCCGCCACCACCATAGGTTAACTCAGTCACAGCATTAGCAGTACCAAGTTTAAATAGCTTGTTATTACCCGCAAAAAGGACAGTCAAAGTACCATCGTTTTGCACTAATTCATGGATAACTCCCACATCATTAGCACCTAGATTGCCAGAAGAAGCGTTAACCCTTGTGTAGCCCTTTCTAGCACCAATACGACCATACTGATCCAAGATGCAGTTAGTAGCAACCAAAGCAAAGCCAGCCCCCAAATCAAGGGGAGAATCTTCAGTATTCAGGCCATAAAAGCCTGGTGCTGAGAGACTGTAACTTTGTAGAGGCTTAGACATTAGACCGCCACAAAGTTGTCTTCAGGATAACGAGTGCTTTCCAATGCAATAGCGTCAGATAGCATTGCTTTAAACAGAGCATAAGCCTCAGAAGAGTTTGTTCCACCATCTTCACCACGCTCAATCAGACCACGAGCATAGGCACTCTGAGTTACCAAATAGTCCAAAACCTTAACTGAAGTGCCATCAGCAGACAGATTAGCCTGTGGAATGGTTAGATCAAACTTCAGTGTATACACGCCATCAGGAACAGGAAACAGGTCAATCTTTGTGTCTCCACTACCATCTACCCCGTTAAAGCAGAACTCGCTAGGAATAGACTGTGAAGGTGTGCCAAAGTTGAGCTTGCGGTTCATATCCGCAACAGTGGTGTTGTCCAATGTTATAACACTAGTAGTGTTAATAGCGTCATTGATACGAAACTTCTGACCCGCACCCGTCAAAGCGTAAGAACTTGTGGCAGCAGTAGTTGTAACTGTAATTGTTTGTCCTAAGACATTCCATGAATAACTATCTTCAATTTGACGCTTGGCATCATTGACAAACTTGCCAATTAAAGAAGAATAGGCTGTTTCGCCAACAGTAGAGACTGTGCTTTCACGCAAGCGAACTAACACATCGTTAACAAGTTCTAAGTAGGTCATGTTCGTTGCGCTCCCTGAACCTCAAATGTTGCAATAAAACTAAATGTGCTACCCGATTGGGTTGTGATTTGGAGTTTGTCGCCCTCTTCAAACACAATATAGGCATTGCCATCAAACTGTAGATATTCTTTTGTACTAAAGTCTAAAGCCGTAAGAATATCCAAGGTAGATGCAGAACTTGCGTCATACCACTGAACAGTAATATGCTTAGTCGAGCCGCCAGTATTGTGAATGTACATCACAGTAAACTTGGCGTAATAGCCTGTAGGAACTGTATAAACAGTTGTCAGCGTATTTGCTGTTGGGCTAACTCCGACTGATTCTGGCCTCATTTACTATTCCTCTTAGAGATCGCTTTAGCTTTAGCTTTAGCGTCTTCCTTGGACGTTGCGCCCCAAGCTCTAAGAGAAAGTAAAAGTCGGGTAGGCTTTCCATCTTTCATCTCAGCGCCAGGCATATTGCCCATTCGTGCTAGAAAGGATGCCCTACGAGGGTTGTCTCCCGATTTGACGGGTGGTTTTAGATTCCCACCAGTTTCTGCATTATACGATGCTCTGCCTTTAGCATTCAAGCCCCCTGAAGCAGATTTTCCTTCTTTTCTTTGCCAAGCAGGACTCTTCATATCTACCTCATCTAAATTTTGCTGTTTTCTTTGCAATGGCTTTAGGTTGGGCAACAAACTGTTTACCAGCCTTTGTGCCTTCACGCTTGGCCTTAGTGGTTGCTGCATACTCTTTAGCCGACAAAGACTTGATAGCCGCCTCTGGCAAATACCTCTCACCCGTAACAGACGAAGGTTTACCAGACTTGGTTCTCCAATTCTGCTTAGACCAATCTTTTAGGGATTGTTGAGGGTTCTTCATTTCTTCTTCTTTGGTGTATGAGTCAAAGTCTTACTTGAAGGCGTATGTTTAGCACCCGTCATCAATTTAGTGCCGACCTTGTGAGTCTCACCTTTGTAAGGCTTGCCATCAGGCAAATAGTGTGTTTTCTCTTTGCTCATGTCTTATAACCCCCGCCTTTAGCTTTGTACTCTCTTGCAAGAAGTTGTGCTTTACGGGCAGACCATTCACCAGGATCACCACCCGAGCCACCCGCCTTAATCTTCTCAAACAAGGCTTTACGCATGGTAGGTTTGGTGTAAACCTTTGCTTGGTTGACCTTAGACTTCATTTCTTCTTGGCCTTCCCCGCCTCGGACAAAGCAATAGCCATAGCCTGTTTTGGATTAGTAACGACCTTTTTATTGGTAGTCAACTTGCCCTTACCAAACTCAGTCATTACCTTGCTGATCTTCTTTTGGGCTTTAGTTTTCATATCAGTACAATATCTTTGCGATGATTGTTCCAGATGTATACGCTGTGCAATTGGCTCTTAAATATTTAGGAGCATTAGCCAAAGTAACAAAGCCATCAGCCGTTAAAGCAGTGCCAACAGTGCTAAATGTTGTGCCATCAAGACTACCTTGAAGGGCAACAGTAGCAGTTGTGATACCTGTAACGTGCAGAATTGCTGGCATACCAGCATCTACCTGAACAGCTTTAGAAGCACCTGTAGCAGTAACAGAGCTAAGAAGCGTAACGGGAGCAGTTAAAGAAGACATTATTTACCTCGTCCAGA